CCCTGTATCCTTTTATATTGCTTTCTGATACAGTCGGGAAATGTTCGGCGCTCCAACGGTCATACACTTCTTGTAACGTGATTTTAGACGATTCTAAATCAAATGGTGATTTGTTATATTCTGCAAGTGCTTCAAGTGCCTTATTTTTAGTTTCATAATAGCCGATTGTTTTTCGTATCTGCTTTTTTCCGGTTTCTACATCAAACAGCCAACGTTCTGTAACAATAGCCCTATATGGACACCTGCGCTTGCCGGATAATTTGTAGACACTTCCGTATCCATTAGGTAGCTTCATTAATCATCACTCCTTAATTTATATGTTTCAATTATTGATTTGATTTTTAGCAAAGAAGTATCTTTTAATATCGAGTTATCAAGGGTAAGGCAACCGTTAAAGTTGTTATTATTGTCTTTTTGTGCAAAACCTAAAAAAGTATTCGGAGGTAGATTATGACAAAAAGTATTTTCTTTTTCATCTTCAGACATTGTTGCTGTAACAGGAACCCACTCCCATAAATCAAGTAAGATTCCTATATTTCCTAAAATTGCCGAGCATTTTTCTTTTTCTTTCATTAACGTATTTAATACAAGTATTCCTTGTGTCATTCTTGGAACTGTTTGCAAATATTTCAAGCAATCAATAGATTTGTCACTTAATCCTGTTACTCGACTTATCATTTGATAGTTTTCATTAGCATATTTATTCTTGCTATATCCAAGCAAATAATCTGCAGATATGTCTAAATTATATTTTTCACGAAAGAAAGTTTTGTAAGCTTGGATATTAAATAGTGATAAATCTCTATCTCCTTTTTCAAGAGAGGATAGATTAGATTTTTGTATTCCTATTTGTTTACTGAAATCCGTTAGAGAAAGATTAGCTATTTCCTCACGCAGTTCAATAAGATTGGCTATTCGTTGTTTCTTGTAATGGGCTTCGTAGTTTTTTTTTAAACTATCTGCATTATATGGCATAATAACACCACTCCTTTCCTAAAATTATTTGATAACTCACAAGTGAAAAATATCAAATAGAAAATCGTTTGATAAAACACTTGTTCGTGTCAATTTTATATGATATGGTTTAGATAGATAACAATTACATTATTGTTATCGAACTAAATATACATTATCTTGCAAGAAATGTCAATAAAAAAAATAAAGAGGTGCAAGTATGCAAAATAGAGATATTAGAGATTACGCTAGAGTTAAAGATGTAAGATTATGGAAAATAGCAGAAAAGTTAAACATATTGGATAGTAATTTTTCCAGATTGTTAAGACACGAGCTATCAGATGAAAAGAAAGCAGAAATTTACAAAATTATTGATGAGTTGGCAGAATAAAGGCGGTGTAATGTGAATAATGAAACAATGGGCAATGTTCCTGTAAATGTGGCTGCAAAGGTTTTAAAAATGGATTCTCAAACAGTCAGATTGCTAATACAACAAAATCTTGTGCCGTGGGGAATCTGTTTTAAACGAAAAGGAAGCCAAAAATTTACATATCTTATTTATGCAAAACAATTTGAAGAGTTGACCGGCTACAAGTACACCGGGGAAAGCGAGGATAAATAAAATGTTAACAAGAGTCAGATTAAAGCCGTTACGAAAAATATCGCAGTTGAAGAACTTAAGCGCGTTTGATTGTGTGGGTTGTGAACGCTCCGGGAGTTTGTTTACTTTAACATTTCAGATTATCGACAATGACGGAAACGAGCTATTACAAGATTTATCAATAGAATTTTCAAGGGGTAAAATGCCTAAATTGTATATATCCGATTTGTACGAGTACGGAAATGGAGATAAACAATAATGAAAGATAAGCAGGAATTAAAAGACGAGCAAGAATTTTATCTTAAAACTTGTAAAGAGTTTGGAGAGCAACGAGATCAACAAGACGATAAAAGCCAAGAATGGCACACTTGCGAAGGGATAGCGCAATTATGCAATGAATGCGCGGAAGAGATAAGGCATAAACTATGTGAAATGGGGTGTACCGATTGACTGATAATGAAATATTTGAAAACAATTTAACGCACTTTCAAGTAGTCAAAAAATATCAAGATAGAGCGCAGTGCAAATGTCCTGCACATCAGGACAAACAAGCTTCATTGACCGTTACAAAAGGCCGTAAATGCACATTGTTATATTGTCATGCCGGTTGTCAGTTAGACGGTATTTTAAATGCTGCAGGACTGGAAAAGAGAGATATTTTCTATGAATCAACGCAAAACACGGCTAATTGGCGAGCTTTCATCGAAAAGCGTGAGAATAACAGGATTGAAGCGGTTTATAATTACGTTTCCTGTAACGGTCAATATGCTTTTACAAAAGTAAGACTACAGGGAAAGCATATTATTTATGGCAGATTAGAAAATGAGAGGTTTACATATGGTTTATCTCGCAACAAACCGAGGAAAAGTTATCGGGCGGTATATGGCAATTTAAGCGACATTAAAAAGGCGATTAATGATAATAAGCCTGTATTTATTGTCGAGGGCGAAAAAGATGTAAATACGCTAACTAAACACGGCTACACAAGTTTCACATATGGTGGTGTGAACGACTGGCAAAGCGATTTTGCAGAACTTGTAAATGGTGCAATGGTAATAATTCTCGCTGACAATGATAAACCGGGAATAGACATAGCAAATAGGATTTATGAAGATGTCGTGCCTGTTGCAAAGAGTGCAAAAATCATAGTACCAATGCCGGACATACCCAAGGCAGACATTACAGATTATTTTGAGAGCGGAAAAACGAACGCAGATTTTGAAAAATTAATTAATAATGCCGTTACAAGTAACCGTATAGAGGGCAAAAAAGCACCTAAAAAGACTCTTGAAAGCACATTGAAAGAAATACATGCCGAGAATTACGAAACGTCAGATAAAGGAAATGCAAGGCTATTTGCGGACATATTCAAGGACAAACATCGGTATTGCTCTACACGTAAAGACTTTATGTTATTTGACGGTAAGCGTTGGATTGATGATTTAGAGGGCTTATCTGCAAGAAAATCTGCAAAAGAGCTTTCAGATGCACTTATTAGATATGCTGTAACAGTTGATACAGACGGAAAATATCTAAAAGCGGTTACACCATTATGCAATCTTAGAAACAGAAATAACATGTTGCAGGATTCAAGGGATTTATCATACTTCACGAATGAGCAATTAGATGTAAATGACTATATTTTAAACGTACAGAATGGCACACTTGATTTATCAGGCGATAAACCTATATTTATGGAACATAGCCCGGATATGCTATTATCAAAAATCTGTAATGTAAATTATGAACCAGGCGCAAAGTGTGAGGTATGGGAAAAATTTATAAACGAAATCATGCAGAATGATAAAAGCAAAATCGAGTATCTGCAGAAAATAGCTGGATTGTCATTAACCGGCAACACATCGGAAGAAACAGCTTTTATCCTATATGGAAGCACGACAAGAAACGGCAAATCCACTCTTTGCGAAACATTGATATATCTTTTAGGCGATTACGCTCTAACTATGAGACCGGAAACATTAGCAACTAAACAAAACACAGATTCAAGGCAAGCAAATGGAGATGTAGCCCGGCTTTGTGGTTGTCGCTTTGTAAACGCAAGCGAGCCACCAAAACGAATGTTATTTGATACAGCATTGTTAAAGTCACTGTTAGGCCGAGACTCAATTACTGCGCGTTTCCTACATCAAAGAGAATTTGAGTTTATACCTAAATTTAAGCTAGTAATTAACACAAATTATTTACCTGTAATTACAGATGACACAATTTTTTCAAGCGGTCGTTTAAATGTGGTTTCTTTCGATAGGCATTTTGAGCCACACGAACAGGACAAGCATCTAAAAGACAAGCTACGCAAAAAAGAGGAACTATCAGGAATTTTAAATTGGTGCTTAGAGGGATTAAGACTATATCGCAAAGACGGATTAAAAGCCCCGGCAGCAGTACAAAAAGCAACGAACGCGTACAGGGCGGATTCTGATAAAATCGGTAATTTTATTAATGAGTGCTTGAAAAAGACAGACACAAACAGCAAAGCAAAAGAAATTTACGATTGTTATGTTAAATGGTGCGCTGATAATGGTTACGGCATCGAAAACAAAGGCAATTTCTTTGCAGAAATGAAGAATAAAGGATTATTTGCGACAAGCGGAACCGTTACAGGAAAAACCGTAAAGAATGTGATTAAAGGTTATGTAATAGATACTGATTTTCAAACTGTAAATGATGATTCTGAAATACCTTTTTGTTAGTAAATGTGCAAAATATGCAATTTACATGTAAAAAACATATAGTAGAAAACATAGAAAATTTACATTAAAAATGCACATTTTGCACAAAACCCCTAAAATAAAGGCTTTTAGTTAATGATTAAATCTGAATTTAATACATAAAAATACATGTTTTTTTGTAACGGTATTTGAAAGCAGGTGAAACAATGGATTATTTCAAAATGTATAAAGACATATGGGAACTGCATAAAAAGTACATTGATAAAGTCGATTCAAGAGATGATGAGATATGGAAAAGCATTATAGTTGAAGCGGACGAGCTAACGAAAAAATATGATAACTGCAAGTTTATCAAAAATTTAGTCATGGCAGAGCTAGAAGAATTTGAGAGGTTGCATCATGAGCGGACAAAGTAAAGAATACAGAGAATACATGAAATCTGATTCATGGGAGCGCAAAAAACGCGAAAGATTAAAGATAGACGGTTATAAATGCACAGCCTGCGGATATTCTGCAAAACCTAATGTATTAATGGTACATCATTTAACATATGCAAGATTAGGTAATGAAGATGAATGGAAAGATTTAGTTACGTTATGCCCCATATGTCATAGAAAAATACATAATATGCTTAGGCGCAGGCAAGCACCGGAATAACCAAGCTCAACAAGTGTATACACATCATAAAAAGACACAAAACACAAAATGTGCATGAAATATATAGAAAGTAGGTAAATAACATGGCAAGAGCAAATAATTTTCCACAAGCAGGGCTTGAAAAGATAGATCCTAAGACAGTACAAGCGATAACAATGTCATTAGTCGATTTGTATAACAAGGGTAAGCCAAAAACAGATAATGAAGTAAGGCAGAGAGTAAACGAATACTTTGAGTATTGCCAAGCTTCAAGCCTTAGACCTGGAGTAGAAACACTTAGAACGGCTTTACATGTGTCAAGGTCAACTTTATATGAATGGTCACAAGGCCGTAATTGCTCATCTGAAAGAGCAGAGATAATACAAGGCGCAAAATCTATTATAGATTCATTTTTAGAACAAGCAATGCTATCAGGCAAAGTAAACCCGGCTACAGGTATATTTTATTGTAAAAATTGGCTAGGTTATCATGATAGCATATCTCTTGAAGAGAGTTTGCCAATGACAAGCACACAAGAAGCGTTAAGAGCGGAAGATTTGCCAAAATTAGGCGCAGAAGAATAACACACGGTTTTATTGTAACGGTAACTATTAAAATTTATATATAGCTCAAATGAGCGGAAAGTAGGTTAATTATGAAGTATCAGAATTATTTAAACAATGTATTAAAGCTATTACAGGGTTACAGAGATTCAGTTAATGGAGTAAAAGCAATTTACGACAGCGACAAGGCAAAGCACGACAGAGAGTTAAAGGATATGCAAGGCAAATATACAGATGAGTATATAAAGGAATATGACAGCAAGTGGAGAGCTTCAAACAATTACAAAGATATGCTCGATAAGGAGAGAGCAAAGAAGCAGAAATTAGCGAATCACAATTTAGACATAATGAAAAATCAGATTGATAAATATTTCCAAGCTCCTGTAAGTGCAGATTTTGCAAACAAGATAATGGCTATTAAGTCAACCAGTATGCAGTTATCAAAAACAGAATACAAGCTTTTACAGAAGCAGGCCACAAGCTATATGGAACGTAGATTATTAAATGAGTTAGTGGCAAGCAGTGCAGACGATGCGGACAAGCTCGATATGCAATTATCCGCAGAGGTGCCTAATATTGATAGCATATATGGAGCATATAACCATATGAGGGAAAATGTCGATAATGCTTTTAATTTTTATTGTGGGGATGATTTATCACTAAAAGAGTACATTAATTGTGATTGTAACGATTATATCAATACAAGCAATATAACACATGCAATAAAGTGCTTTGATATTGATAGAAACGATAGTTATAAAACGTTTATAAAGGCAATGAGTGGCGCAAATGACATATTAGATAAAGGCAACAGACCCAATGAGGAATTGTCAGAAGATGAAAAATCTTTGATAAATGCCATTTTGCCGGATTATGACAAATACCCTATAGGCTCAAAGCGTCAAGCTGCAGAAATAGCGAAAACAAATGCAGAAATGGCAAGCTTGCTGTTACTCGATGAGCGTTACAGTGAAAGCGTGTCAAAAGCACTTGAAGAAAGCGTTTAAAAAGGTACACCTTTATAAACTACTTTAAAGCATAGAAAAACTAGCATATTTATAGTTTATAAAACCATATATGATTATTTACAAACGTTTATAAAATACATTGACATTTATAAACACTTTGATATAATAGACATATACCACGACAAAACAATATTTGAGAGTGAGGGATTATTATGATTTATGGATATGCTAGGGTTTCAAGCAAAGAGCAGAATTTAGAGAGACAGATTAAGGAGTTAAAAGGCGCAGGAGTAGAAGAAAGAAATATACTCATGGATAAGCAGAGTGGAAAAGACTTTAACAGAAAGTCATATAATCTATTAGTTGGAACAGATACCACAGCCCCACTATTACGTGAGGGCGATGTATTAACAGTATATAGCATTGATAGATTAGGTAGAAATTACACTGAAATAATGAAGCAATGGCAATATATAACACAAGAGATTAAAGCTGATATTAGAGTGTTAGACATGCCGTTACTTGATACACGCAATAATGGCGATAGTTTAGATAGTCGTTTTGTTGCAGACCTTGTATTACAGATATTATCATATGTGGCGCAGAAAGAACGCGAAAACATAAAGGTTAGGCAGTCGCAAGGAATTGCAGTCGCAAAGGAGCAGGGAAAGCATTTAGGCAGACCTGCAGCAGAGTTTCCGGATAATTGGGAAGCTGTATATAAT